TAGCTGATCACTTTTTATTTTTTTAGTACTACAATCGTTAGATACCCATACTGTTTCAAATTGAGAATTGTTTGAACCTTTCTGTTTAATAGAATTCATTGATCCGATTTTATCTTTAGTTTCAGCAGTATGATTTTTTCCTACAAAAGTATCGTACTTAATTTTTCCTTTAGTGTGAGACTTTTGCAATCTAACTGAACTTCGTTTGCTTTGGTCTTCTCTGTATTCTGGATCTTTCCACTTTTTCAACAACCAATCAGTTGCTCCTTTGTGCAATTTTATTTCATGATCAGAATTACATAATCCTCCACCTCCACCTGGTTGTAAATTCATGCACATCTTGTCATTCAGGAGATCTTCGTTTATTAGTTGATATTCTCTATTCTTTAATGCTTCTCTGTTCTCCAGGAACTCCAGAATCTCTTTGGTGTGATTTTGTTTGCCATGTTTATGAATAGAATACCTCAATCTTCTACCGCTTCCCATATACCCATCATTTAAGTTCGAAGTCGAATGCATTCCGATGTAGTATCTACCGGTTACATTACATGTGATCTTGTAAATGTAGTGAATTTGTTTTTTTGGCATTTTTGTACTGAGCTTTTTGTTATTTATATGAGCTCAAGTACAAAAATGACCAGAGGTACCGCATAGGGGATTCGAACCCCTGAATCTCCAGGATGAAAACCTGACGTCCTAACCAGCTAGACGAATGCGGCATGTTTGGAGGTAAGCGCTAGATTCGAACTAGCCACACAGCAGATTGCTCTGCCTCATTATCCGAAGGACTTCGACCCTATGCATCAAATCGAAGCTCTTAATTCTGTGATAGCTTACCGTGTGTCTTCCAGTACTCCGGGGTGGGATTGAACCACCGACCTTGATCTTATAAGAATCCTGCTACTAACCGCTGAGCTACCGGAGCAAATAAGTTGGAGAGAAAATCGGTAGAGTTGTTTGTTGTAAAACCAAAATTTACGAAGTAACTCTTTCCTTTACTACTCCTAGTGGATACATGTGGGCTTCGAACCCACGACCTCCTGATTGCAAAACAGGCGCTCTTGCCATCTGAGCTAATGACCCAAATTTCTACCTTTTATCCAACCAGTTGGAATCAGTTCGTTTTTTTGTATTTTCTTATTTACTGTTCCATTAGTAATCCACTGAGTTCCGTATTGCGAATTATTAGAACCCAGTTGACTGGTTGAATTCTTTAATCCTATTACTTTTTTTGTTTTATCAGTATGCTGCTTTCCTAAAAAATTATCAGTTTTTATTTTACCAGTTTCCCATGCATGCTTCATATTTGCACTAGAAATATTATGATACTTTTTTCTAAAGGATTCATCGATTTGCATACGATTCGAAAAAGCAGTATTTCCAGCAGTCCCACATTTTTTCATGTGATTAACATTACAAAATCCGCCGCTTCCGCCAGGTTTCAAATTCATACACAGTGGATCATCTAGTAACTCAATATTTACGAGTTGAGTTTCTCTATTGATCAAAGATTCTTTAGTCTCTAGGAACTCCAGAATCTCCTTAGTGTGATTCTCTCTGCCATGCTTAAGAACTGAATATCTTAATTGTTTGCCGCTTCCGAAATATCCATCTTCTAAATTTGAAGCTGAATGCATTCCGATGTAATATCTACCAGTTACATTGCATGTGATCTTGTAAATGTAAAAGATTGATTTAGGTTTTCTTGGCATCTGCCGTACATTATTTTAGATTATTTATCTAAGACAAGGTACAAAAAATGCCGGGGTGGAGATTACGAGATTCGAACTCGTGACATCCTGCTTGCAGGGCAGGCGCTCTGGCCATCTGAGCTAAATCCCCATAAGTAGAGAAAGTCGGAAGAGATAACAGGCGGTTTCGACACCGCGACTTTTGTTTAAGAGACAAATACTGGACTCCCAGCTCGAAGTAACTCTTTCCATTACTACTACTTTGTAGGGTAGGTGGGCTATGACCCCACGTGCTCTTAATCCCAAATCAAGCGAGATAAACCAGACTCCTCTACTACCCTGTGATGTTATTTTTTAAGAATGTTTTTATTTGAGATTCCATAAGTTTGAAATTTCGGTGTTTCCATTGTATTCTTACAATTTTCCAACCTTCCTTTTTTATTATGTTATCTCGATTTACATCATATTCTTTTCTTTCCTCATGTTGTTTTCCATCTATTTCTAAAATTACTTTTTTATCAATGAATGCAAAATCAGCAAAAAATCTATTTACTTTATGATCTCTTATGTATTTTATTTGTTCTTTATTAAGAAGATCTATTGTAAATTGTTCAGCCCAAGACGGTTTCTTATTTAATCGTGAAGGATAACCATTATGTCTACCTTCTTTTGCTAATTGTTTTTGTGTATATGAAGAAGAACAATTCCGCGAACAGAATTTATTAGTATTTGTTATTAACACTTCTTTTTCTTTTCCGCATACTAAACACGACATTATTTTTCTATCAATTAAATGAAGACCTTTTCTATTAGTTGACGTTCCTTTCAAAAATGATGGTTTTCCTAATAACGATTTACTAACCTTTTCGTTAATTTCTTTCCGTTTTTCTTTTGTACTAAATCCTCTAGAACATTTAGAAGAACAAAATCTGCCACTTCCATATTGACCATCATGTGGATTACCACAATTTTCGCAAAGTTTCATAAGTTCGTTTATTGTTATTTATATTCGAACCTATCCACTTTTTTGATCCCGGTAGGCAGGGGTGGACTTGAACCACCGGCCTCTTCCTTATCAGAGAAGCGCTCTAACCAACTGAGCTACATGCCCGTATATGAAGCAACGATTTTCCATGTCAGTAGGACGTTGCCAACCTATCCAGCTTACGATCTGGCTCGCCGTTTGACCTTGCGGTCAGGGAAAGCGAGGAACTACGACCCGGTGGCCTGCCGGTACATCGAGCCTTTAGACGGATTCGAACCGCCGACTCCTCAACTACACCGTATGGTCTTGATTCGTGTACACTCCTCTTGATTTTCAGGTTCGTCTACCTCGAATCTCCTGGTTATCCATTCAAGTTGTCTTACGTACGACGCATTGAACCTTTCGCCAAAATTTCCAAGGTCCGGTCCTAATCCGGACGCTCTAAGCCGCTGAGCTAAGGGGATATTTTATTTGTTAAAATTTATTTCGATGAATCTTTTTGTTTGAGTATTAGAAATGTTCCAACTTTTTGATAATTTCGTAATCCAACCGAATTTCTTTTCTATTGAATCATACTCATTTTTTCTTCTATTAAATTCGTCAGTTTTCATTTTTCCAGCTTCGCTTATCAATCTTTTAGATTCAGAAGTATGTCGTTTTCCTTTGAACGATGCAGCACCCAATCTTTTTCTTTTTGATAATGGAATTGGCCAACCCTTGTGTTTTCCTTCAATAACGTTTTTCTTTATTGATTCTCTTCTCTCTGGTCTGCTCCAAGCGTATTCCCAACCACCTTCTCCTCCAAGCTTGAGATTGTAAGTATCTTCTCTGTTAATAAAGAATTCATTTACTAGTTCTTTTTCTTTTTCTAGAGCTTCATTTTTCGTTGGAAAAACGTAAAGAATTTCTTTTCTGAAATTTTGAATCCCATATTTTTTAATTGCCGCTTTTAACAATTTTCCAGAACCAAAATACTCGTCATTCAAATTTTTAGTTGAATGATAACCGATGTAAATTTTAGAATTTAAGCAATTTGTTATTTTGTAAATAGCGTAATACATTAACCGTAGTTTTGATTTTATTTATATGAATCTGCGGTTAATTTGAGCTTCCTGTAGGCTACGACCCCACGACCCTCTGAGTACAAATCAGATGCTCTACCAACTGAGCTAAGGAAGCATTTTTTGAGAGCCTCATACCCGATTCAAACGGGTGACCTACTGAGTACGAATCAGTTGCTCTATCTGCTGAGCTAAAGAGGCATTATAAATCTTTGGCTGTTACGAATTCCTGTGAACTGATTCGGTTAGGACCTCCATCGACGAAGTACGTAAGATTATTTCCAGTTCGTATTGCCCATAGTATCAACCAATTAAGAACAGCTGAATCCATTTTAGAAACTGCTTCTATAGCTTGATAATGTTCAATCTTGCCAGTTTTCTTCGTCACTAGAACGTTGGACAAGCTCGGTTTCATCCACATTGGAAAGTCATCATTCGTTAACCATTCGCACTTGTAAGTTATGCAAGGATCGATCGGTCTATTCTCGTAAATCGTGCAACCTTTTCCGATTTCTACAAAGTGACAAGGTTTTCCTCGATAGAATCTTTCTCCATGAGCTACTCCGTGTAACCAACCTTCACAACATTTCGTGCAATCTCCACAAGTTCTTTTTGGAACATTAACAGTTTTTTCCATTCTAGTAGTTTTACTTATTATACAGAAGGACCGTAACAAGTTTTATTTGGCACCCGCGGAAGGACTTGAACCCTCAACCCTCGGTTTTGGAGACCGGTACTCTACCAATTGAGCTACACGGATAAGTTTGATTTGAGAATGGTAAAAAGAGTTTTTTACTAAGCAAGGTTTGGTGCTTGGTGTTGGATTCGAACCAACGATAACCATCGATGTATCTCTTTTTTTTGCTACAAATCAGCGGGCCCAAACGGATTCGAACCGTCCTGAATCTTCTGAGTGACAGTCAGACAGCCACACCTAGCAGCCCCTGAGCCCATGTTCTTTTTCTTCAATATTCTGTAGTTTCCAAACTTCAAACTGAATATTTTGTTCAGATAATGCTTTCCATTTACACTTATCGATTTCAGTTTCAAATCCTTTAACTTCAATGTAATAGGTAGATCCATTAATATTGATGACTTTGAAATCCAATAGATAATTATGAACTTCGTTATCTGGACCTATGTATTGTATTCGGTCATTTGTGTATTCCCAATCTCTTATTAAGTAGTTGGCCTTCCAATTATCAAGAATTTTACAAACTCGTAATTCAAAGGATCCCTGTACCTTGATTGATTTATATTGATACCATTTAGAAGTTCCACCAGCTACATAATTATGACCTAACCTATAAGCTTGTTTATGAACTTCTGACCAATTTACTTTATTATGGTTTGACCAACTTCCTCGTAATTTACTAGAACAGCTAACTGAGCAACATTTTTGATTTCTTTTATTCCAGTGAACTGAGAATTTAGTCAAACAATATTTACAAATTAACTGCACATCTTCGTGTTTTGTCATGGCACTTTATTTATACGCGCCTCGTCTTTCGCCGTGAAGTTAAATGTGGTAGGCTCGAAGGGACTTGAACCCTTGACTCCCGCCTTAAAAGGGCGGTACTCTACCAACTGAGTTACGAACCCGTAATCGCTTCTCGAATCTTTTGTTTATGTTCATCCGATTTAGCTTTACCCCTATTTCCTTTACCACCGTTTGACGAACGTTTTCTCAAAAGTTCTTTAGCTTTAACTTTGCCATGTTTATCAATCATTCGTTGATAGATTGATGGCGCTCCATTTTCGTATTCGTCAATTTTATTATCTGACTTAGTCCCCCAATACATGTGATTAGGATTACTACATTTTGGATTGTTACAGCCGTGGCAAACAACGATGCTATTTCCATTGACTGGCATTGTCGTATCGTAGTGGTATGCAACCAGAGCAACTAACTGAGTAGAGTATTTCAATCCACGTTCGTGGCAAGGTTCCTCTAACTTTAGCATTTGTTTTCTTTGTGCTCTAGTGTTTTCGATTACAAAATTTTCAACTGATTTCATGTTTTAGTTTATATATCTAGAGCAATCTCTTAAAAGTACAGCACTCTAGCGATAATTGGTCTTTGTTCAATAAATAACGGCATGGTTAATGAACGTTATTTTATGTGCTCCAAGTGCGGAACAGTCGTCGACTCGTTCGGCAAAGCAGTGGATGCAAAGAAACTAGAAATAGACATAAAATCTTTAAGAAGTACCACTTGTAAGATTTGTCTTGACTATCAAATCTGGGAAAACAATACTTACTTTTCGAGGACTGATCGGGACTCGAACCCGAGATAACCAACTGGATGGGGCGCGCACCAACCACCACGTTCAGCCCATAAATACAAACAAGAACACTGGATAGAGGAATTTGATTGATGTCAATTTTACAGATTGATGACTTAGACCGCTCGTCCAACGACCCGAAAGCCGTACGGGATTCGAACCCGTGATCGAAGTAACTCTATGACCTTACTATGCTTGATTTCTTATTTACAATGTTTTTTGCTCCGAACGTATGTGTTTGTGAATGACAGTTTGGACACAAAATTCTCAGATTTTGAAGTCTGTGATTTCGGTTATTTCCGTCAATATGATCGACTTGTAATGATAAAGGTAGACCGTTCCATTCTGCTGGAGTTCCGCATTCTTCACATCGATCCTCTTTATAACCTTCCAGTATCAATCGTCTTTTTAATTTCGATGTCGGATATTCTGGGTGTTTTCCTTCAAGAATGTCTAGCAATTTGAATGCTACTCCTCCGGTTCTTTTCATTTTTCGTAACTTGACTTCAATTTGTATTCCTAACAAATTGCAATATTTGGTTAGGGTTACTCTACTGATTCCAGTTACTTCTGAAAGTTCCAAAACAGAGCTAACGTTCTTGGCATTTTCATTGATTTTGTCTACGATTTCTTGGTTTAGCCGCATTGCTTTATTTTTATTTATATGCGGTCTGTTTACCAAAACCTCTGTAAACTACGTGGGATGTGATGGAGTCGAACCACCCGAGCTTTCACAACAGATTTACAGTCTGCCCCGCTACCATCTACGGAATAACATCCCATTGTCCCTCTATTTTTGATTTCCTGGAGGGTGCGGAAGGTGCGGGAAGGTGAGATTCGAACTCACGAGATCAAATTGACAGTTTGATTGTTTCCGATGCAACTCTTATCATTGCTATCCTTTCAGAAGAAATTCGACAGAGCGTTTTGAATTTCTTCCCCGAGTGTACCTGTTTTTACTGTACAGGAGAACAGTGTAGGAGGGGGAAGTTGGATTTGAACCAACGATCAAATTTTCAAGGTTTGATTGTGCCGATGAAACTCTTATCATTGCTATCATCGCTGAAGAAAGTCGACAGAGTCGTTTTTACTTTCCCCCATGTTTTATTAAGTATTGGCGAGGGAGGCTGGATTTGAACCAACATAATCAAGTTTTCAATTTGACTGTTACCGATGCAACTCTATTCATTGCTATCATTGCTGAAGAAAGTCGGATAGAGCATTGTGTATATGCTCCCTCATGTATTTTTATAGGTTCCAAGATTTTCCTTTGTACTCCCGATTCACTCTTCGGTATGAAGAGATGATCCCTTGTGAATGAAGATCGTAACCGTTGAGTATTCTTATATTCATTGGAAATTGGTCCCATTTTGCGAAATCTTTATCTGTAGGATATCCTTTAATTTCGATGTAAACATTATCCTCTAAAAGATAAAAATCTGGCGTGTAATACCTTTTTTTTCCATCAAAGAAGTATTCGAATTTTTCAGTAGGTCTTCGCCACTTGATCGAATTTGCATCCAACCATTTAGCATATTCAACTTCCCATATTCCTTGAAATTTTTTTCCAGCATATTCATGAGTTCTAGACTTAGAAAAGGATAAATGCCAATTATCATTTTTAACGTTTTCTTTTATTGTATTAGCAATAGTATTTCGATGATCTATTGATAAATGTTTTCCTTTAAAAAAAGGTATGAATGCACCGGATTTAAGGTTAGTATTAAAAGTATCTGACCCTTTTTTAACTCTAGCATCGGTTTCTTTGGTTAATCCGTGATTCCATGAAGGTTTACCACCAAGATTATTATTTTTCCAATTAATTCCATCTTCATGATTTCTCCAAATGTGAGAAATGATTCCTAATTTAGAATAAACTTTACCACAGTATGGGCATTTATAAGTTCCATCATTTTGTAAATAATTAATGCTCTTTAATCTAATTTTCTTAGTTCCACAAGATTTTTCATGTTTAGATATATTACTTAAACTTATCTTAATGCCGCATTTTTTACAGTTAGTAGTGTGTCGGTTCATTGCATTTGACCTTTATTTCTATTTATAATAGTCATATGCAATTATTGTTAGCGGGTCCTCCTGGGCTCGAACCAGGGATCGAAAATTAACAGTTTCCCGTGATACCTCTTCACCAAAGACCCAATGTATTGAACGTGTCGACCACCCAACAAGGCCGATGTTATGGTGCAATTTGAAGCGCCGCACCTGGATTAGGGATTTCAGAGGTTGTTACTTGTGCTCAGCCTACGGGCCACTCACTTTCTTTATGCATGTCTTGCATCGATTTCGCAACTTGAACCATCGTTCAATTTTTTATTGGAGCGAGAGACGGGGATCGAACCCGCTGCATCCAGCTTGGAAGGCTGGCACTCAACCAAATGAGCTTCTCTCGCAATTATGGTAAGGGGATTCTCACGAAGGCCCTTACCTTGTCCGGAGGATGGTCGCCTCCAGACGTTATGCCAATATTTCCCAAGATGTCAAAGAACATCGTAACTGTAGCGATGTCCTGCTACTCTGTTACTGTGTGAATGAAGTTGGACTCGACCAACGTGTATTCTCTAATTCACTCGTATTTCAAAAGAACTGATGCCGTAAAACGAAAAAACCCGGACTTTTTGAAGGTCCGGGTTTTCCCTAGATTTCGTGATATGTTATTTCACCTTCACTCTAACCTATGTAAACCCAGACCCATTCTTTCGTCGCATGACGGATTCCATGTGCCAATAAATCCCACGAGGGCTATTGGTTGGGAACTACGATACGACTTATGTAAGTTCTGGTTTTTCATTGGTTTTTGTGTTTGTTCAGGTTTATTTATCACGATACTTCAAAAAGTTTTCGCTTTAGTTTTGATATTTTACCACTTTTTTTCTGGGTTGGTCGATTTTTTTTCTTGGGCCACCAAATTTATTTAAGTCGTATGGCGGTAAGTAATCGTCTCCCGTTGGAGTGGATGTTGTGTTGTACTCTTCATTTACTTTTCGGTTTTCACCGGAATTAAACTCTCTTGCAACTTTACCAAATTGGCATAGAACATTGGCCTGTTGAAAATAAAAAGAGCCGTTTCGTATGCCGTGTGCATGGCCAGGTAAGCGTAATGAATGATGATCAAAATCAGAGCTACTATTGCTCCTGCGATCTTTGCGGCTCCCTTGAACTCCTTCATCATATTCTTCATTCTCTTCCAGTGGATGCCTTCTTTCTTGTAAACTACACCTAAGTAAGTCATGTTATTTTGATTTGATATTGCAAATATACCAACTATTGCTGAAACGAAAAAATCCTGGTGAAACTTTTTTACAGAGAAGCTACGTAAACTTCCTTTTTGTCGAGGTAACACCTTGATTTGATGTTACTTGGAAGGTTTTCGTACTCTGATTTTGGCAGGTAAATGCAATTGTACGAATCGTAGTTAGGTATTGAGAACGCTACCGCCCAGTTATTCCCGTCGGCGTATTTGTGGCTAACGTACTGGATCTGAGGCTTATTCATTTTATCCGTCATCGGAGCCAATTTCACTTGATCGAGACTGTAGTAACCAACTTCCGGTTCGCCATCTTCATCCTTTACGAATCCTATGAGAGTATCGCCTTCATGTGTGTAGATCAGGTAATGAGCGCTCTTTTGATTCGCGAACTTGTACGTGTACTCGTACGTGTTCTTTTTTACCAGCTTCTTGGCGGTTTCGACTTTCTTTTGGAATCGTGGACTCCAGTCATCAGCTTCGAATGTTGGGCTTTTTACCCAGTTGCATGAAGGATCCTTGAGAGCAGCATTTTCAACGTAGAATGAACGAAGAACGTAGCCTTTTGTAACCTCTGCTTTAACCGGAAGGTGTTTACGGCTAATGAAGTTGGCTGTCAGTATTGACACCAGCATCAGGGCTGCTGCGATTCCGAGAAACGTCAATCGGTTTTCCCAGAATTTCTTTCCGAATATGCAGCTACCTGCTACTATGGCTATGATAATTGAAATTACTATCGTGTACATTGTTGTTATTTTTTAAGAGGTTTGTCCTTTATTGAATTACTCGTCGTCTCCTGTGTCTACCCATTCGATTCCAGGGCAGTAGTCCTTTTTGCTGGCTCCGAAGTACTCGCCGAAGATTCCGATGCTACCGAGAACTATTCCACCGAAGGCTTTCATTAGGCCCCATGCGAAGATACCGAAAGGAGTCAACACGTATGAATACAGGACGTCGTAGAAGATGAATTTTACCGGGATGTAGATTACATAGTACACGAGGTACCAGAGATCCAGGATGAGGTATTTCACCGGGTAAGCTGTGACGTAAAGGAGGCCATCAACGTACCAAACGGTCTTGCCGATTTTGTACTTCTGAATGACACCCTGAATCCAGTTGAAAATCACGTAACAGATACCGACGATCACTGCGAGAATTGCTAAAGCTCCAAGTCCGTACAGAATGTAAATCCAGTAATTGACTAATATGTAACCGGCACAGTCGATAAGAACGTTAAGGAACCAGCTGATGCCTACTACTGCACATACGGTGAAGACGAGGACGATCAATGAAACCAGAAAACCGATGAACTGTTTGGTCCGTTTGATGATTGGGCTTCTCTTGTAATCAAAAGTCATTGCTGACGAGATTGCATTTCCAATCTTTTCCATTTGCAGGTTGAAGGGACGCCAGAATTCTTCAGACTTACGTTTACGTTCCTGTTGTTTTTGGTAACGAATGCGTGCGAGTTCGGTCTGTTTGCGATCTTCTTCGAGTTCTCTTTCATTTTTCAGCCTCCGTGCTTCGCGACGAGCATCTTCGTGAGCGAGACGTTTAGCTTCAAGCTCTTCGACTTTGGCTGCGTACTTTTCCGGATCCTTAGTTTTACTAATTCCGTACCTTACGCGAATGAAAGTTTCCATGAACGAGTAGCCGGAGTGCTTGAAGTGGGCTTTTGCAATGACCGGCACATCGTTGTAGTAACCAAGGCCAACCTTTTTTTCCACTTGAGCGACTCGTTCTTCCGGGAAGAACATGAGAGTGAAATCAGCGAACAACTCGATGACTTTGTAAAAAATGTAGGGAAATCCCACGAGGAAGGTCAAAAATACTTGCCACAATAGGACGAACGGGGATACGAGCATGCAAAAAACAAGAAGCCAGAAATACGGGCACCCGTTCTGCATGGTCTGAGGAGTGGGGGTATTGCTACCGAGGATGTACTTCATCAGGCGATAGTGCCATGATTTCATGCTGATCTTCATGAGCTTCGGGCTTTCGCAGAAGTTCGTGAATTCAACGTGTTCTTCTTTCAAAAAGAACTTGCCTGACTCTTTTGCTGAGCCAGCGTACACTTCGATCGGTTTGATGAAGTATTCATCATTCTTTTTGAACAAAAAGCCCTTGAGATGATCAGTGTCGGTTTTCAACATGACCAGCTTGTTGAGCAGTGATTGCAACTTGTCGTTTTTCATGATTATGAATTTGGATTGTTATTGTACCACAATTATTCGTGTTCGTACTTCGGGCATTCCCATACAGGAAGCGTCATGTTATTATCCACGCAGAACTAGTAATTAGCCTGAGCGAGTGGACAATTTTCTGGAGTATTCGGTTTGAAGAACTTGCACTCAAGGTGGCACAGGCAATGTTCCCTGTGCCGACCCTTGAGGTGTTCCTGGACGTTTACCACAGTTCCGTGGTGTTCGTACTGGATTACTGTTGCCATTATTTCTGGTATTTTTCTTTCTTAAGGTGTTCCTCAATCGTTGCTCTGATTGCGGCTAACGTTGTCCTGCGAACGATGACTCCATCGACGAATACTGGCTGCAACATTCCTGTCGCTTCTTCTTCCCAGGTAACTCCGTCGGTGTAGGTCATGTCTTTGTTCACTCTGACGAGACCGCGAGCTGATTTCTTCATTCCGCTGTCGGTGATGGGATCCTTAAAGATTTCCTTCTGGCGACCATCTACAGTTTCGGCGAATGTAGCTTTCATCGCCATCATGTAAGTGTCCCTAGTGACGTACTGGTAGGTGTAGGAACCGATTCCGAGGACCAGATTGGAAGCACAGAATCCCTTTTCTTCGAGCCGTGCAAGAATGTCCCTCTGTCTCTGCATCGTAATGGAATCGCCGTAGATCAGGCCGATGTGAGTGTCAAGCTGTTTGTAACCTTTTTCTGTCGTAGGACCAGGAAACATGGTGTACAGGTATTCGTAAGCTCCGAGGAATTCAGCATCAGTCATTTCCTCAGCAATCTTATCGTCTGATTTGAAGAAGTACTTCGGCTGGTCTTCGCTGTAGTCAATCACGATTTCGTTGACCCTGTAGCCAGAAACGATGTGAACTGGTTCTCCTGAGTCGGGACGAATTACGAGACGACCGTTACGGGCGAGGATTTCTGTTTTGAGGCCGGGGATCAGGACCTTCAGAACTTTCCAGAAGTTCCAGGTGTCGGAAACCACGGAGATCGGGCCATCCGGATAGATCTTCGTGATCAGCCGTTTGAAAGTATTGTAGTCCGAGTCAACACATTCGTCGCGGGTAAGACCCTCTGATGCGACCATGTGGATCATGTGCTCGGTTGCCGGGATGCTACCGCCAATGAGTTCAGTATTGCTATCAGCCCCGTAGTAATCTTCGAGGAAGTCGATTGCAAGAATGGTGTCGGTGCCGGTGAAACTTAGAAGGTGTGCTGCTCCGGAAAGAGCTGCATCTTCTGGGCCTGACATTCCACGGAACGAAAAGTCGTGTCCCTGCCATTTCACGAAGTCCATCGGACCGTCAGTGAGACGCATGTGGCGTTCGAATTCTTTCCTGTAATGGAACGCGGTCGTTGCACTGGTGCAAGGTTTCCACAGAACGCAGCTGAGCAGCGATTCCAGGTAATTGGTCAACCATGCGAAACGTTTGTCACCGTGCTTGGTGTTGCGAATGGTGAGCATTGGGGTACGCATTGGAACGAGAGTTCCTTCAGGTACGGCCTTAATCACAAGCGGCAAGTAGCCAAGATCATGGAGAGCTTCAATGTGAGCTACTGGAACCGTTCCAGGTCCGAGTGAGCTATCCATTCTTCTCTGGTACTTACGTACGACCTTCGCCTTCGGTTTGAAGAAGAATTCGTCGTTCCAGTTACGGACAAGAAATTCCTGAAGGAAGTACTGGAGGCCGAAGAACACGATCTCATCAGCCCATGGAACCCTGGTTCCGCGAGGAGTGAATGTCGAATAAATGACGACCGTGTCTTCCGGTATCATCATTGGGTGTCCGACTTTGTAGAAGTCGGCCGCGTGCAATGGGAAAATTTTCATGGTGTATGTTGTTAAGAGTTAAACATTCGGTGAAAAGGACTCGAGCAAGCCGACAATCGCTGCAGAGCAGATGAATATGATTCCGAGCTTGAGAATTAAGGAATCGGCATGCTTTCCGAACAGTCGATTCTGACCTTCGGTCAATACCGACTGTACTGCGGCTGCGATCCTGAGAAATGCCATACAACAGGCTAATCCAAAAAATATTGCAGATAACATCATAGTGAAAGATTTATATGGTTTTTTTCGTTTTGAGTCCGTAACGTTCGTTGTATTCGAGCTCGACATTGATCTGGTATATCAATGGATCGTCGATTTTCTTTAACAGGTCGGTGCAGAAAATTCCGGCGAAATACTTTCCGAGTTCTTCGAATCCGTTAGAAAATATACCAAAGGTGACTGCTAAGTAGATCTTTCCGCAGTTACGTTTTTTGAGTTCCTTGGCGATCTCAATGAATGTTCTTCCTCCGTCGCAAATGTCATCGATGATGAGGATGTCATTTCCATGAAGGTCTTCCTTATTCACAGTGGTCTGAATAATTTTGCCGGTAGATAATTCCCGAACCTTATCGCAGAGGATGATGTCGTCATTGTAGCCAATCTCCTTTGCTATGGTGAATATCTTCTTATAGGCTCCGGCATCTGGTGAAACCAGGTTGATCTTTGGCTCTTCTGCTGTTCTCATTGATTGCAGAGCATCGAACACCTCCTTGACGAACGAGTAGTTCTTTATTACACAGCAGTTGTCAATGAGGGCAGGGCCGACATCGGAATGCGGGTCGAACACGAAAACTCGTCCGAACTTCTGTGAATTGATCAAGCCGACGAATGCTTTGACTGAGAGAGGTTCCCCCTCAACGCAGACCCGGTCCTGACGAGCGAACGGAATGAATGAAAGGAAGAGCCAGAGCTTCGATTCCTTTTTTAACTCGCGAACTGCGTTCGCAGCAAGAAAAATTCGGATGAGGTCATTCCCATTTTGCGGTCTTCCAGTAATCAGGGTAACCGTATCATCATCGAAATCGAAAGTTTCCGGGTCTAACTTTACATGAGGTTCGATACCGGAATAGAAATCGAGAGAAGCGAAGTCGATATTGTACTGAGAGTACACTGGAGCGAAGTCCTTATCGAGATTTAGGGTTTGAATTTTGCTGATCATAAGATTCGTTATAGGCGATATTGTACTACATTTCGACCGTTTGTGTTTCGAATAAATAACGCTATGCAATAGTCAAATCATTCTTGCAGTTCGTCAACGAGAACGAAGAACCCAAACTCAATATCCAGCCATTTTTGGTTCAATTAGCAGATCTAATTCGAAATTTTGATACGTTCGAAACTGTATCTGTCTAGAGTAATGTAGAAAGTAATTACATTCAAATTACTAAGAGCGATGATGTTCATGAATTGGCAGAAGTAAGAGATTCAAGCGGCGATCTTATTCGAATCTATGCTGATTATACGACAAAACTCATGCCAATTTTTACCAATGAATACGAAATCGGCCTTGCTGAACTTAACGATTTAATTGAACATGGATTTGCCGACATTACTAATTACGTGAAAGGCTTTGCTGTATCTGTTGAAATGAACTGCTGGTCTAAAGATGCAGAAAGTTGGCGATGGATGACGAAGCGATGAAATGACTGAAGAATCGCTAGAAGATCTCGATGTTACGGTTGGAGCATCGATCGAAACTATAGCAGAAGAACTGGCCGAATCAATAAATGATCGATTCAACCAGTTCTACTTGTCCGATGATATACTGCAATCGTCAATTGATGATTACGAAGGCAGGAATGATGATGAAGAGTCAGAAGATTAGAAGCTGAACGGCTTCATTCCTGGTTTTACTTTCCAGAACAAATGCCTCCATCCAACAGGGATGTAATGCGACATGTCAGCTTTGTCGAGAATACGGTGTCCACCGCTCTTGCTTACGTTCAACTGAACTGGCAATTTGATCTTGATCTGCTTGCCGTCATGGTACTCGTAAATGCGGTATTCCTCGGTAGAAATGTCCATGAACTCAAGGTTCGTAGGTTTCGTAAGAGAAGCAGGAATTTCTGACAAGGTTTTCGCCAGGTTAGTGTTCCCTTCCGAAACTCCACAGTACTTCCTCATCACTGATTCGAAAGTTTCGTCAGCATTCCATGTGCGAGCATCGTGCCTCATTTCGAACTTACCGTCCACGTTCCAGATTCCGTCAGTCGTGTTTGCAAACATGACCTGAACTTCGTCATTGTCGAGGACAGAAAAAGTACCATTTCCAGTTCGGTCGGTTGACCAATAAACTCCGTTGAAATGGAACAGCTGTATGGTGTACCCGTACTTGCGTTCGAATTCAGCTTCGATGCTGGTGACAAGCTGACGGCCAATCATTCCGATGCTCATTGCTCCAGTTTCCAGCCAGCCATTGATCTCTTTCTCACGAATGACGATGTCTATCGACTGCTTTGTTCCAGGTTTGGAAATCCGGTAAATGTCAGCGCCAACGTAACTTGCAGCAACCGAAGGCATGTGGCTCGTGATAACGCTGCAAATCGTCTGGTAAAGAGGAGTTGGAGATTCTGCCAGGAAGTCGATCTTCTTGATCATCGACTGGAATTCCTTAAACACGTTCTCGTATCCCATGACAGTATTTACCCTTTCGTTCATCATCGTGATCTTCAATGATGGTTCTAACGGTTTGGATGTCAATACTTCCTGCATCAACATGATTGACTTAACGTTGATTTTTCTTAGCTCGTCGTCCGTGAATTCAGTAACTCTCTTGAATTCCGGTGAGGTGTAAAGGTTTTTCATTTGGTTTCGTATTTGTTATTTTACTCTTTCTTTTACTTCGACCGATACTGTGAATCCGCTCGGTTCCTTTTTAATGTGTAGGGTCATTTCGGAAAAATCTCGTACCCACATGACGTCTTCCACTATGTCCTGCAAATCGTCACCACATAATCCTGGGTGAACGACTCCTGGCTGGTATGGGTCATGCTCGAGTTTCTCTACAAATTCGTTAGCTGTCCGGATTAATTCTTCCTTTTCGGCTTTGCTCCTCATTTCTGATCCTTTTTCTGACATTGACATATTATACTTCGTTTTGTATTCCATCGTCCTCCTCATCATCAACTTCTATCTCTTCAGTCTCGTCAATGGTCGGAAGAATGTCTCGGATGCTAGCAGCACCTTCGTAATTTTCGCTG